GCTGTGAACCTTCATCAATAGTTACAATGTATGGTACTTTAATATTACGTTCTTCTTTATCTGCTGTTGTTTCATATTCATCTAAATCTAAATCAACATGCATTTCTAAAATATTAAATTGAAAATCTATATTATTGCCTGAAGAACTAGTTCCTTCTAATTCGTCATACTTCTTTTGAATGTCACTTTGATTAGGATTTGTCTCTTGTAATTCTATGTCTCTATAAAAACCAGCTTGTTGTTGTTTAAGAATATCATTCTCTGACATCTTAACTATGTGAGTAATTCTTTCACATTCTTTTAAATCAGTTGCATAGTAAGGAACTACTAAATCTTCTGCTGGTATAAACTTAGATACCGCACGACCCATAAGTTCATCATAATAAATTTTTTTAAATGCAGACCCTGCTAATGGTAAATAAAATAACAACTGATCAAACTCTGGAGTGTACTCTTCCATCTTCTCCATTAACATGTAGTTCATAAAATCTTCTACACGTTGTGCTTGATTTTCAACTTCCTGTGTATCATCTCCAACAACTTGTGTTCTTACAGGACCCGATGATGGTAATAATTCTTTATAAGCTTGTGCTTGAAATTGTGTAACTGCTTCTGCAAGCAATGGATGGGTTACGCCTGATGCTCCTTGAAAAGGTCTCGTCTGATCTCTGTATCTAAATCCTAATAGATCTAAACCACTAACGTAGCCTTGTTCCCAATCTTGTCTAGATTCTTTATCTCTTTTGTAATCATTTATTAATGTATAGGCAATCTTACCTAACATTCTATCATCCATATCTTCTGCAAGATTACGATAGAAATCTTCTTTGGGATCTTCTTGAACTGGAAGTTCCTGTCCTTCAATTTGAACGTCTACAGGTTCTGCTGGAACAGACATATCTGTTTGCACCGCAGAAGGATCTATTTCTCCTATTGGATTGTTATCTTCAATTGCCATAATATCTTCTAATACGTCTTAGTGACTTTTCTTCTATCACCCATTACTTTGCCACATCCCTTAGCAATAAATCCACCACCCTTAGCTTCTACACCGTAGGTTCTGTTTTTAAAATCTTCAAATTGTTTTTTTTCAATTTCTTTTTCTCTTTCTTTATAAAACAAATCATCTTGTTCATCATAAAATTTCTTGTCTGTTTTAAAAGATTTATAATCTTTAACTTTTTGTTTAAGATCTTTTAAGTTATCCATTAATATAATTTAGTTGGTTTAATCTTACCAAGTTTAGTTTTAACTGTAATGGACCCTCCATGAGAATAGTTCATACTGTCTGGTGAAACTTCATAAGTAGGTTCTGTATTTTTTCTAATACCATACATAGTATCTTCCGTTACAGGAGGTTTATCAGATTGATCGTAGAATCCTTTTTTAAATTCATTGCGACTTGTGTAAGGATCCTCATTTGATTTTTTTTTAGACTTAGTCATACCACCTTCTTTTAACATAGGCCCATAAAAATCATTAAAATATTCTTCTGGAGAATCATATCCCATTGGGATTCCCTCTTGTTCAAATTCTTTTACTATCTTTGGATTAATTTTAGTTTTAATTTTTTTATCTTTTTTATCTTCTGGCATGATTAATAAATTCTAGATTTTTTAAGTCCTCTAATAGCAGCACCCGAACCACGGACCATGCCGCCGTCTTGCATTTTCTTTTTATTCATACCGCCGTGTGAATATTGAGAAGAGTTATCGTTCATCATTCCACCACCCATTTTTTTCTTAGACATACCTGCTTCTGATAATCCGATAGCAATTGCTTGTTTAGGGTTTGTAACTTTTTTACCTGAAGATGATTTTAATTTACCTGCTTTAAATTCTGACATTACTCTACCAACTTTCTTTTGACCCTTGGCCATGCCACCTTTCTTTCCTCCCATTCCACCTGATGGTAGTTCTGGTTGTGGTTTTAATGGTTTATCATAATTATCCATTGCATCTGATTCTTCTTGTGTTGGTTTTCTTTGATTTTTAAATTTATTTTTAATATCGTCTTTTGGCATAATTATCTCCTAATAATATTTATATTCTTTTGGTGGACGCTCCTCATCTATATAATCCATATATGTACTGATAAAGCTACCTTGTCGGTATCTTAACACGGCCTGAGTAGTACTGTCCACATAATCATCATACTGTCCATGGGGAAATGCAGCACATTCCTCAATAACATCCATAGCAAACTTTTCGCCTTCTGGGTAATAAACATTACCTGCTTCAAATAATGGGGCACATGAGTTGATCCTAGTGAACTTATCATTTCCTTTATTAGGACTAAAATCTACAGCAGGTATACCCGCTCTTCTAAACTCTTGTAGTAAAGGCTGACCAGATGCTTTGGCTTCAATAAGTACTGTTTCAGGTTGCCAGTATTTATATTGTTCAAATGCTATGTTCTTCAACTCTGGGAAATCAAATTTTCCTTTAATAGCATCTAGTAATATCATTGCATAAGGTTGATCCTCTTTAGGTTGAAATATACCCCACGTAGTAATAGCAGAGTAATCGGCAGTTTCTTTTTTACTAAACGCCGTATCATAACTTTGTATCACGTGATGTAAGTTTGGTATGTCTTCATACTTCCAAGGCTTCCACCATTCTCGTTTTATAATTGCACCTTCCTCAGATGTAGGGTTCTGCATGTATTGAGCAGACCAGTTCCTAATACTTAACGAAGCTTTTACTTTTTCTAATTCTTCTAGGTTCCAATACTCTGGCCAAACAGGAAGTCCTGAATCTAAAATTGCTGGAAATGAAATTAGTTTCCACTTATCTGCTTTAGGTTCAGACTGAGCCTTGATCAGTCTACCTGTTAAATCATCTTCAGCCCACCTAGTCATAACTAATAATATGGAGCCCCCTGGTTGTAAACGTTGTCTGGGTCCTGATAAATACCAATCATATGTTCTCTCCATAGCGGTATTGGATAATGAGTCTTGTTCAGTATGGGGGTCATCAATAATTAATAAATCTGCACCACGGCCCGTGATGGAACCACCAACACCCGCAGCATAATACTCACCACCGTGATTTGTTTCCCAACGTCCCTTTGCTTTAGAATCTTCTCTGAGCCTCACATCACCAAATATTTGTTTGTACTGTGGCGAATCAATTAAGTTACGAACCTTACTACCAAACCTTCCAGATAACTCAGCGTTGTGAGATACCTGCATTAATTTCATTTTAGGATATTTCCCTATAATCCAGGCAGGAAAGTACACGGAGGCAAATTCAGATTTAGTATGACGTGGGGGCATATTTATTACGAGCCTCCCTTTTTTCTCACTTGCTATACGAGTAAACTCATTAGCAATTATCTGATGGTGACCCCAACGGGTCCTATCGGTTTCTTTACGAAAGATGAAGTCAGGCCACATCTCTTTAACAAAATATAAAAAATTATCTTGGCACAGCTTAATATGTTGGATCCATGCACGCTCAACTTTCTCTCGTAATTGGTCTGTAGTTAAGAGGTCAACATTAGAGATGTTAGGTTCCATAATAAAATCAACTGTACTGTATGTGTAAGTCCTGCACAAGCACCTCTAGCAAAGACACTCTTTTTTTTAACTTTTCAACTAATGGTTGTACAACTGTAAGTTGTATTGGGCTTTGGCTATGAGCCTCAACGGCACAACCTACACGGGCAACGGCTCACTATGCTATGTTATATAACATATTATCATAAGTGATAAGTAAAGATTATCGGTACTAATTAAGCAATACAATGTTTTTTAGCAACGTACTCAAATACGTTAGCAATGCCCGTGATGCTGTAGTCTACGGTTAATTCCTCGATAAGCACGGAACACGGGTCAACCCTATAGAGTTTAAAGGTACGCTGTGAGACGGGCTTATTCAGGATATAAGCAACGCCCCCCGCTCTATTGTGTTTTAATATCCAGTTGAATTGGTACTTTGAAACGTTGCAATTCTTTAAGTTATTTGCTTTTAATTCCAACCAAAAACAAACGGATTTATTAATCAATTTAGAGTTATAAGCAACGTATAAGTCGGGTATACCTTGCAAGGTAAACCCGCTCTCTATTCTAGTCAGTTGACAATTTAACTTAAGATTAACAACGGCTTTTTTAATTAATTTATATATTCCGCTTTCAGTCGTTTTATTCATTTAATACAATCTATAGTTGTGTGAATAAGTGGTCAACACGCCTAAATAAGTTATTGATTTTATTATCTTATATTATGTAATTTTATACATTATTTTATTG